TTGTACACCTCATCGAGCATATCAATGTACTTTTTAAACAGTGCAATAGCATTTGCCATAATTAATTATCCTTTCAGTGGCGGCAATCCCATCACCGCTCTAATTTTTGATTCTTCCGCTGCGTCCGGTCTAAGCATACCTGTAGGTGGTATATTAATAGGATCTTGCGGGTTTTTGAAAATTCCATCTTGATCTTTTGTGAGTGCAGAAAACAAATCACTAACGCCCTTTCCTTTGTTCTCTGGCTTGTTCATCTCGGCCTTAAGTGTATCCGTGATTGATTTCCGTGTGAATTCGTTTACAAACTTCTTGTCTTTCATGGAATCGGAGCCGTAGTATTCCTCGATCGTTGCAGTAAGTTGTGCGTCGGCCTCGGCTGCCTCTTCCTCTGATTTACGTGTTTTTTCAGCTTCTTCGTAATCGCCAAGCTTTTTCTGTAGATCCTTAATGGTTTGCTCTGCACCCTCCGTGCCTTTTACGGCCTCGGATAGCTCTCCGATCTTATCATTGGCAGACTCCAAATCATCCTGTGCCTTTTGCAGCTTTCCAGCTTGCTTGTCGTAGTCTGCAACTGTCTTGTAGTTTTCTGTCACAGCCTTGTCAAAGTCCGCTTTCTTGTCATCCGGCACAGTTACGCCGATTTCTGACAAAAGTGTGTGAATGTTTTTCATATTACCCTCCATAAAACAATTTATATACCGATATTTCTTCGGTTCGGATTAGCCATTTTTAATTCTTGGCTGAATGATATATTGCATATCGTTACCACAAAAGCAGCAACAATATAGCTAACTTGTAACTCTTGTTCTGTTGCTCTTTTCTGATAAGCCTAGCTGATCCGATACGCTTCTGTATTCTCTGCTTTTCTCAGCTATTGACTTGCTTATCATTTTCACTCCAAAAGTATCTCCGGCAGATTTCAAGGCGTTTTTTTGGTCTTTTAGCCTACGTATACCGCGCTCATATTTTCGCTGCACCTGCGTAGCCTCATAGCCTGTAACGCCGTGTTCTGTCCCGTTTACTGCGTATGTCTTTTTAGCGTTTGCGTTGGCCGACATTTGCCTAAGTTCCGATTGCGTGTAATTCGGTTTTGATATACCAAGAACAATTGGAAATAGAGTGTGCATGCAGTTTCTCTCTCCGAGATGCCTAGAAAGGTTAGCGTTTATAGACTCCCATTCTTCATCGCTAAACTGCTGCCCATTAATAAATTGATGATCCGGGGCCGGGTTTGCATGTGCAGATATCTCAACGCCGTCAGCGCCATACATTTCGCCCTGCCTTGTCCTAATGTCAATGTTCATCTGTCGCAATCCGTCAAGCGTATTCATGCGAACGGCGCTATCAAGGCGCATTGCATATCCAGATTCATAATTCACAGTCTTAATTCCACTTCTCGCTATATCGCGAACTGTTTTACGCATTGCTGAGTTGTAATCTAACACGCCTGATTCAACCGAGAATATAGCTTTGTCAACCGCTTTCATGTATTGCTGCCTAATTGATATCGGTTTCCCATCTTGCAGGAACGCTTTTGTCCTGAGCATGTTAAGCAGTTCGTTCTTCATATTCCTTGTTGCGGATCTGACTATTTCACAAACAACTTCATCCTCTGACAAAGGAACAAATTCCAACCCTTTTGCTTTGGCTAAAAACTTTGAGAAATCTTCATTCTCCATTGCGGTTTCTTTAAATATTTTCTCAATTTCAGTAATGGATTCATTTGTTATCTTAGAGATTACTTTCTCGATTTTCTTAATGTCTCCAACTGCATATTCGCTTGCGGTTTTTAGCTTCCAGGCCGCTGCTGGTGATATGTCTCCAATCTCTTTTATACGGTAAGCTATAATTGCAACAACTTCTGCGTTCAGTTCCTGCATTAATTTTTCGAGAGGCTCCGGTATTTTTGCAAAGTAATCTTCCTTCAAAAGATTGTTCACAGCGCGTCACCTCACGGCTCAAGAACGTTAACGATAGGATTGCTTGCTTTAATTTCTGCAACCCTGTCTTTTGATGTTTCGTCGTCTTCGTTCATCGTCCAAGCTCTTACCTCTGCAGTGTCTACGGCTCCGATTGACTCAGCTTGTATTAACTGGTTGAACCTATCGTTCAGATTCTCTACATAGCTGTCAGACCAATCATATTTCGTTTCATAGTCTCCGATCGGTGTCACGTTGTTCCTGTTAGCGATTGCATTCACGGCATATATAAGGTCATCCGTTCCACTTTCTAGTACTTTTCTGAATTTAGTTACAAACGCATATGTCATTTGCAACGCCGCTTTCATCTCTGTAGCTGTGGCGTAATTTGTGTCAGGTTTCGTCAGAACCCCGGCCGACATACCAGTTAATAACTCAAGCATTCTGAAATTGACTTCAATTCCTTTGTCTAGGCTTTCTGAACGAATCTCAGGGCTATATTCATGTATCAAGGTTTTATCAACGGGAGTTCTGACCTGTTGAACGATTCTTTCTTTTCCTGACGGAGGTCTTACCGTTCCGTCCTTATCTCTTTTGAGTAAAGTTTTGTCAATAAATATCATCGGTTCTTTTGCCTCATATTCTTCGTTGAACCGATAGTAAGAACGCTTTGCTTGTTCTAACACATTGTCCATTCCAAACGTTACAGGAACGCCAACCGAACTATTCACGTCGTTTCTGTTTACTGTCGGGCACTTATACCGCCCGAACAATAGCCTGTCGACATTGGCAATGTACTCTTCGGTCTTTATGTTGGACCATTGCGGTACGAGTGATATGTCGCACTCTTTCCCGTTTTTAAAGCACATCTGGTAAATAAACGCTACGGATACAGTTTTTCCATCCACGCTTACGTCTCTCAGTTTGTGGTATTCAATGCGCTCGTATAGGTTCCCGTTGTCTGGTTTCCATTCGTCGCATTTAATTAACGCTCCATATATGAAGCTTCCAATGCTTTCGACAATTGTAAAGTTCTCATTGCTGATAATGTCTACCGCGATACGCTTTCCGTCCGTGTTCGGCTTTAAGATGCAATCTCCGGTTCCAAGGCTAACTTCTGCGGCTACGGACATTCTGATGTCAGAGAATTCTTGAATGAATGCATCCAGAAACTTAGATCTCATATTGTCTCCGTATACTGATGCTGTGCTATCCATTGTGGTTATCGTAGCAAGCCTGTTTGCAATTGCTGCAGTTATAGAGATATCAGACGTGTCTTTGTAATTGTCCGAAAAATCAGTCTTTTCAGTCAATTGCAGCCCAAGTTTCTTTGCAACCGATAGAAATATTTGCTTCACGAAGCTAGTCATCAAATTCATCCTCTTCGTCGTAATCTTCGTATTGGCTCATTCTCTTTTCCTCGCGCATCACTCGATTTAGCGCATAAGCAACCGACATTATGCTATCTTCTCCGATCGTTGGATACGCGCTCGAAAACGTTCCATCTTTCAACAATTCGAATTCCAATGTTGAAAACTCTTTAGCCGCATTTGGTGTGCGTTCCTCGTCAATAACAATCTTCCTTCGCATCTGCAGCCATTCCCAAGCGTAAGAACGAGAGCCCCATCCCTTAATCGCTCCGATCATGTCAAAACCATAGTCGTTATATTCGGATATGTACTCCGGGTTTGCGGAATCAGCTATAGTTTCAACGTTTTTGTATTCCGCTATCTTTCTTGCAAACTGCATCTGTTTGCAGTGTTTTTTTACTACCTCTGCGGTGATATATAGCGTATCCGTTTCTCTGTTGAACGCGCACTGAGTAAATGCCTGCGGATGCTCCCAGCCGAAATCTAGCCCATGATAAAACTCTCCTAGTGTGCTAAGTTCTTCGCCCGTTATGGTTCTAATCTCAATATTCTCGAATATGCCACCGCCCGTTCCTGTAACTTTTCCTAGGTAGTTGTTTTCGTAATATCTTGGTTTGTTGTTTTTGAACCACTCAGCACGCTCAAAGAATCGCTTGCCCAGCCAATCAATCGGCGTATTGTAATAGAAGCTGTGATTTACATAGCAAGTAGGTTTTGGCTTGGCTGCGTATTCGTTCATCCAGTTATTTGCTGATTTTGGAGGATTGAAAACTTTAACGGATATGGCGTTGACATCTTGCCGCAAGAATGTATCCTCAACGTTATCTAGCTGCTCAATTCCGGCCATCTCGTCACATTCTTCATTGACCATCAGCTTAACGTACCCAAACGGAAGGTTGTACGACTTCAATGAAATCGGCTTATCACACCCAACGAATATCACACACTGCCCCGTTTTCTTGTATTTCGCCATCATTGGGGATGTTGTAAATTCCCATTCGTCCAGCATGTCAAGCCGAGTGACCGTTTTCAAGAATTGAGTATATACAGATCCTCTTAGGTCTGTTTTGTATCTACGTGTGAATACTACATGCGCCTGGTTATCATTTTTGATTGTCTCTAGCGCAAACTCAGACATAAAGCTTGACTTAATCGATCCGCGTCCACCCTTTAGTACGAACTCTTGCCAGCACCCCGTTTTAAATGCTTTGTGCATCTCGCGATATACGTCAACAAAGTCTTTTGTTACATCCGCTACCGGCATTGTCCACTTGCTATCGTCCTTTGTGTTTTGCGCTTTGTTCTGCATTTCGGTTATAGCCTCGAACGCCTTTGTGTTCCCTTGTATTGCGCTATATACTTGCCCTGCTACAATGGCTGCCTGCATGCTTTTATCTTTACCCATGATAGGAACAGCTTTTTGTATAGCTCTTTTTTGATTGTCCGTCATCTCAGCTTGCAGAAACTCTGGAAGCAGATCACGAATCAACTTTTTATTTTTTCTGGCCTCGCCGCTTGCCAACCCGCCCTTTCTTCCTAACTCTCTGGCTTCTTCTTTGCTTCTTTTGTCTGCTGGGATTAAGTTGTTCGATCCGTTTCTTGGCAAGCGTTTCACCACCTTCGCTGTATTCTGAACACACTTACTCAAACAAAAAAGCCGCCCATCTGGACAGCTTGAAAATAATTGGATTTATTTGTTAAAAACCCGTTGACAATAGCGTTACGCTATGTTATAATAAGAACATGGAAAGGAGGTAAGACATTGAGTAAGCATAAAAAAAGCGGCAACAAGAAAGAGCCGGCCAGCTACTTAAATCTTGTTACCGCAATCGTCAACCTAGTAATAGCAATCATACTTCTGTATGATAAGCTCACAGGCTAGGAAGGTCAGGGGAGAAATCCCCTACCTTCTGTGATGGTAACAGAAATAGCACTCAATGTCAAACTATATGGATACTGTTGTTTATATCTTATGCGGCGTTAGTATTGTCTTGTCTATCGTCTCCATTTCACTATCTTTGAAGAACAGAAAGAAGTAATAACTATGGAAACTAAACCAATCAAGCTATCCCCCAAGAAAGGCGGTCACGGTCATGTTACCAGCTATTCCGTCAACCTTGGAAGCGCGGAAGTGCGGGAAGTCGGATTTGTTGATGCAGATGGTAACGTGCTGCCAATCGAAAAATTCATAGACACAGACAATCATGAAATAGTGATAAGATTAAAAGCTGGGGAATAGCTCCTCAGCTTTTTCTTGCTTAAAAATAATTGTATAAATTTATCAATAAACGCTTGACATATACACGTACGTGTATTATAATAAGAACATGGAAAGGAGGTAAGCCGATGGGTAAGAAAAAGAAAAAGCCCAAGAGTAAGTTAGAAACCGTTGAATCCATTGTAACGATACTAGCAGGCATCAGCTCAATAGGATTCGCAATCTACTCAATACTCAAGGGCTAGAGAAACGGGGAGGGAAACCTCCCCCACTCTAAAACATTATACCCCATCGGTATTAATATGAGCAAGAAAAATTTATTTAGCCACGCCGCAATTTATTTCCTGTTCTTTGTGAATACAGTTTACGCCGCCGAACACGGTTTTCATTGGCTCTACTGGATCTCAGCTGTATTTGTTGCCGCCGTGATTGTATTTGATGTCTTGGAGGTGCTTCGCCGTGTCAGAAAGTAAGTATTCCGCACAGCAAAAATATAACCGCAAGAATTACGTCCGCTTTCCTCTTGATCTAAAGCCAGATATGTTGGAGGCGTACAAAAAAGCCTGCGAGAAAAACAACACAACGCCTACAACTGAGATTAAACGATTTATTGCGGAGTACTGCAAAGAACACGGAACAGACATGCCGGAGGAATAACCCTCCGGCTTTCTTTTTTTGTAAAAGTCGAACCGCCAAGGCATCACTCTTGACGGCTCTACACATTAGGCTCATACATAGAGGTTCAGCACCTCCTTTGTATGATTTTGGATTTCTCCACGCAACCATCATACTACTTTGATTTTGCCCCAAAGGGACATTTCTAAAATATATTTAGTCTCTTTGCAATAATTCCAGCAAATGCAAATCGATATCGCGTCCACGTTTTTCTGACCGGGCCCTCGTCGTCCTCGTTTTTCCTGATATGCTGGTAGTTGAAATAGTCGAAACTCCAAAACGCTCTAACTGGATCAAAGTCCTCGTTAACTTTCTCGCTATATTTCCCCCGCATGAATACGGCAGACTGATCTACGGCTTCTAACCTGGACTCTATGTATGCAAGTTTGATTGCCTTTTGCTCTGTTGGCAGAGAAACGCCGCTTCCCCTCGGCATTCCATCACTCTGCTGCTTTGACCCATAGATTAGATCAAGCCTTTCCTTTTTCAGTCTATCATACCCTCGAAGCAGCGCTTTGACCTGCTCGTATACATCCTTTGGAACCTCGCTATATTTCGGATAATATTCTCTCAAGCAAGGTTCACCTCACTCCACTTTCATGAAATCGTTCATGATCTTCTGTTTCCATGGTTCTTGTGTGTCCGTCTGTGTTGGCCCCTCCATTCCGCGCCATTCATCCGTCTTAGATTCAACAAGCAAAGCTGTTCCATCCCTGCATAGTTTGGTTTCTCGTCTCATCCTTGCGAGCCTGTTTACATCTTTGATACACTCAACCGCCTTATCCCTCGCTGCCTTAACCCGTTCGAGTTCTGATTGTAGTGATTCGATTGCGTCTGCTGCGTCAGTCGCCATTTTAGCCCATCCAGGAGCAATTCCCAAAACCTCAACCGAACCGCGTAGCGAATTTATGATCTCATTTGGTTCCATCACTCCACCTCAACAATCTTTTTGAATCCACACAATCTTGCTAAGAAAGCAAATCCTTCTTCCGTCACCCAATATGTGCATCGTTCTTGCTCATTAGGCGTTCCTTGTTTCATCAGTTTGCACTTGCACAACCATTGCAGATTTTCGTTGCTTATAGCGTCATAGTATCTATTTCTATAAGCATGCATAATCCGATTTTTAGTTCCAGTAACTTGATTCTTTTCAAAACCAATTGCATGCTTCATCATTTCGATTTGCCGAAATGTTACGCCGCTAAACATCTCCATATCATTCCACCGCCTTTCATTTGTTCCAGTAATTTCCTTTGTCTTTATCCATTTTTTCTGATAAAATTAAATTCTAATCTAAGATTTGATCAGCACTCCCTCTGAAAGGAGGCCAGTGTATGATTAAAAAGCTTTTTATGAAAAAGATCGTCATTTATTTCGAAACATGGAAATTCACTTTTGAAAAACAGAAAAAGAAATGACGCGCGTTTACCCTTTAGAATAAAATACTGATCGAATCTTGGTGAGGGCAGTTCAATCTTTGATTGAATTCGCCTGATCCAGATATAAAAATAATAGAAACAAAAAATTGACGTTGCTTTGCAAGGTCTTTTTTTATGCCCAATTTTCATATTCAGATTTGAATCTCGCTCAAAAACTTTACATTTTATTCCAATATGTCAATCTGTCTGAATGGTGGATCGTAATTCATCCAAATTGTCTCTTCTGCCATTTGTGCTGATGTAGTCTGAGACATTGTTTTACTTTTGTGCCACCCTAAGAGTATCGTGTTGTATAACTCTGAGTCGTAACCGGAAAGGACTATCTTGGCTCTGCTCTTTTTTATCAGTTGCAGCATTTCGCTATGCATGGAATCGTCCATTTCATGCCGATAGAGCTTGCCACCTTTTCTGCTCGACATCACATACGGCGGGTCAAGATACATAAGCACGTCGCTACTGTCGTATCGTTCAATGATCCTGAGTGCATCCATGTGCTCAATCTGCACTAAATTCGTTGTGCTGCCCAACAAGCGTGTCGTAGCTTCATCTAAGGTGTTGCAAATCCCACCCCACTTACACGCTGTACCACCAATTTTCATTTGCTTATGGTTTCGCCATCCACACTTTCCGTCCATTTTTGCGCCGATTGCTTGCG